GCGGCTCGCGGTCCCCCGGTCGCCCGGAGGGCGTTACGGGCCATGCGCGGCCCGGTCACCTAACGTGGGGCGCGTGATCGAATTCATCACCTATGAGGTGACTGTCCGTAATGTCCCCGAGAAGAGGGTTCCTCACCGTGCGTGCCAAGTCGCTGACCCTCGTCGCGGCGAGCAGCGTCCTGCTCGCTCCGACGACGCTGCCCGCCCCCGCCCCCACCGAGCCGCCCCGTTTCCGCCAGGAGCCGGCGCCGGTGGCCCAGGGCGACGGCGCCGCCCCTGTCCGTGCCGCCGACCTGCTGGCCATGGTGCGGCACTGCAGACCGGTCTCCCGCGGTCGTTACCGGCTCGACGCCGACGCGCCCGCCACCGTCCCGGTCTGCGGGCTGCGCGGAGCCGTCTTCTGGAAGGCCGACATGGACATCGACTGCGACGGACGGCCCACCGCCCGGTGCAACCGCCGCACCGACCCGCACTTCTCCCCGGGAGCGGCCTATGCGCAGTCCAACGGCCACCGCCTCAACGCCGAGCGGCTGCCGTACGTCGTCCTGCCCGCCGCGAGCCGCATCTGGGACCACCGCGCCCACGGCGTGGGCGGAGGGTCGGTCGCGGCCGTCGTCTACCGGGGCCGCGTGGAGTACGCGGTCGTGGGCGACATCGGGCCGCGCGACATCATCGGCGAGGCCTCGTACGCCGCCGCCCGGCGCCTGGGCATCCCCGCCGACCCCAGCACCGGTGGCGTGGACTCGGGCGTGACCTACATCGTCTTCGAGCACTCCCGGATCGACGCCATCGAGGACCACGCGACCGCCGCGGCGACCGGCGAGCGGCTGGCGCGCCGGCTGCTCGCCGACTGGACGGCGCGGGAGGACGGCCGGACGGCGCGGGAGAACGAGCAGAAGGCCCGGGAGGACGGCGACGGGACGGCGGGGGAGCGGTGACCCGTGCCGCCGTCACACGCCCCCGGCCGCCGCTCACACCTTCCGGTAGCCGTACGCCTCCACCGCCGCCGCCTCCACCGCGTCGAGGTCGGCTCCCGCCGCCGCCGTGACCACCGCGGCCACCGCGCCCTCCACGAACGGGGCGTCCAGCAGGCGGGTGTTGCCCGGCAGTTCGTCGCCCTCGGCGAGCAGCGTCTTCACGGTGAGCACCGCACTGCCGAGGTCGGTGAGGACGGCCACCCCGGCACCCCGGTCCACGGACGCGGCCGCCGCGGAGACCAGCTCGGCGCTGGTGCCCAGCCCGCCGCCCTCCCGGCCGCCGGCCGGAGCCACCGGCACCCCCGCGGCCCCGCCGGCCAGCCCCTTCGCCAGCTCCGCCACCGACGCCGCGACCTCGGCGCTGTGCGAGACCAGCACGATCCCGACGCTCTTGTCGTCGCTCGCCCTGCCGTCACCCATGTCACGCCTCCACCGCGGCGGCTTCGGCGAGCGCCGCGATCAGCAGGGCGGACGACGTCGCACCCGGGTCCTGGTGCCCGATGCTGCGCTCGCCCAGATAACTCGCCCGGCCCTTGCGGGCCAGCAGGGGCGTGGTCGCCACGGCGCCCTCCTCGGCGGCGGCGCGCGCCGCCGCGAGGCCGTCACCGAGCGCGTCCACGGCCGGCACCAGCGCGTCCACCATGGTCTTGTCGCCCGGCGCGGCCCCGCCCAGCGTCATGACCCCGTCCACACCGGCCCTGAGAGCCTCGGCCAGCTGCTCCTCGCTCACCTCGGCGGCGTCCCCGAGCGCCTTGCCGGTACGGCGCAGCAGCGTTCCGTACAGCGGTCCCGACGCACCGCCGACCGTCGAGATCAGCCGGCGTCCGGCAAGGACCAGGACCGCACCGGGGGTGTCCGGTGCCTCCTTCTCCAGCGCGGCCCGCACGGCCGTGAACCCGCGCTGCATGTTGGTGCCGTGGTCGGCGTCCCCGATGGGCGAGTCGAGGGCGGTGAGCCGTTCCGCCTCGCGGTCCACGGACGCGGCGGTCGCCGTCATCCAACGGCGGAAGAAGTCGGCGTCGAGCACTGGATCTCCCTTGCGTGGTAGGTGGGGGTGGAAGCGCTCTCCAGGGATCACATGCCCCACCGCAGGCCCGGCGTACTCACGGGTGCGTCCCACAGACGCAGCAGCTCCTCGTCGACCTGGCACAGGGTGACCGAGGCGCCCGCCATGTCCAGCGAGGTGACGTAGTCGCCCACCAGCGTGCGGGCGACGGCCACGCCGCGCTCGGCGAGCACCCGGTGCACCTCGGCGTTGAAGCCGTACAGCTCGAGCAGCGGGGTCGCGCCCATGCCGTTGACCAGCAGCAGCACGGGGTTGCTCGGGCGCAGGTCCTCCAGGACCGCGTGCACCGCGAAGTCGGCGATCTCGCCCGAGGTCATCATCGGCCGCCGTTCCCGGCCCGGCTCCCCGTGGATGCCGATGCCCAGCTCCAGCTCCCCGGCGGGCAGGTCGAAGGTGGGGCTGCCCTTGGCCGGGGTGGTGCACGCGCTCAGGGCGACGCCGAAGCTGCGGGAGTTCTCGTTGACCTGCCGGGCGACCGCCTCCACCCGTTCCAGCGGCTGCCCCTCGTCGGCCGCCGCGCCCGCGATCTTCTCCACGAACAGCGTCGCGCCGGTGCCGCGCCGCCCCGCCGTGTAGAGGCTGTCGGTCACCGCCACGTCATCGTTGACCAGGACCTTCGCCACCTGGATGCCCTCGTCCTCGGCGAGCTCGGCCGCCATGTCGAAGTTGAGCACGTCCCCGGTGTAGTTCTTCACGACGAACAGCACACCCGCCCCGCTGTCCACGGCCGCCGCGGCCCGCAGCATCTGGTCGGGCACCGGCGAGGTGAAGACCTCCCCCGGACAGGCCGCCGAGAGCATCCCGGGCCCCACGAACCCGCCGTGCAGCGGTTCGTGCCCCGACCCGCCGCCGGAGACGAGGGCGACCTTCCCGGCCACGGGCGCGTCCCGCCGTACCACCACCCGGTTCTCCACGTCGACCGTCAGCTCGGGATGGGCGGCCGCCATACCGCGCAGTCCGTCCGCGACCACGGTCTCGGCGACGTTGATGAGCATCCTCATGGGTACCTCCCAGTGATCTTAGCGAGTGTGGCCGCGACCTGTGCTTTTGCTGGTCAGGGCACATAAGGGCTGTTGTTGATCTTGGCGGTCCGTGGCGGTCGAAAGCGGTGTCCGGCGGTACTGGCGCCGACCTGGTGCTGACTTTACTGACGGGACATCAGGAAACTCGGACGGGTACGGGGAGGCCGGAGCGCTCCTACCGGCAGTATCGACCTTGCGGCAGCGAAGGACACCTGTGGCGGCTGCACAGACGAACGAGTGAACGGGCGCCCACGGGCTCACCGGTCGTCTCTCTTGGTCGGCCCGCACCTGTCAGGCAGGGCAGGCCGAGCCCGGTCGAGCGGTGGATCCCGGTGCGGCGGAGAGGCTCTTCCGCCGGGTGGCGTCCGAGTCGTGGCCTCTTGCCTGCTGGTGCGGGTGTCCCGTGACCGGCTGGGNNGGGCAGCCGCACCCCGCGGCTGCTGCCGAAATACGCCCGCAGCACCGGCGCGCTGGACGGGACGGTGCTCTCGCTGACGGTCAAGGGGCTGACCTCCGGCGGGATCGTCGCCCGCCTGGCCGAGGTGTACGGGACGACGGCGAAGGAGACCGTCTCCACCGCCACCGACAAAGCGCTGGAGTCGATGGCGGAATGGAGCACCCGGCCGCTTGCTCCGGTCTGCCCCGTCGTCTTCATCGACGCCGTCCACGTCCGCATCCGCGACGGCCACGTGGCCAACCGCCCGGTCTGCGTCGCGATCGCGGTCACCGTGGACGGTCACGGGGAGATCCTCCACCTGATCCGCAACAGCCCGCGCTGCGCGTCCCGCCGGGACTGGGCCGACACCGCCCGCGACCTCGAGCCCGTCCACACCGCCGTCGACGAGGAGGGCCCGTCGGCGACTGGAGGGGTCCAGCCAGACGTGGGGCAGGAAGTACCCCTCGATCAGCAGTAGTTGGGAGCGGGCCCGGAGTGAGTTCGTGCCCTTGCCCGGGCTGCCGGACGCGATTCGCCGGGTCGTCCGCACCGCCAACGCGATCGAGAGCCTGAACGCACGCTGCCGGCGCGCGGCCCGGGCCTGCGGGCACTTCCCGAATGAAACGGCCGCTCTCAACGAGTTCGACCTGCTCTTCGGCGGCCGCCTCACGGCCGGACGAGTGCAGGTCGATCGGCCCACCGAAGAACCCTTACGCCAACCGGACGCACCACACCTGATTCCTGATGGACCCCGAACCGGCCTGTTCTGCCCGGGACGGAAGGTCGTCGAGTTCCTGCAGGCCCTTGGGAAGTATCGGAACCGTGATTCTCGACCCGGCGACCCGTTGGCCTGCTCAGCGGCTCGTCCGCCGCGTAAGCGGCGTGACTCGTCACGCTTCTGCCACGCGGTGACTCCACCCGGGCCGACGCCGACCACACGGTCGTCTTCGTCGGAAGGGAACGCGACCAGCTGCCCGGCAGCCGGTGCTGGGCGCTGGAGGGGACGGGAAGCCGCGGGGCCGGGCTCGCTGCCTTTCTCGTCGCCGCCGGCGAACGGGTCGTCACCCGCCGGGACTTCAAGCTCCTCGGCCGGTCCTCGTTCGAGGAGCGCCTGACCACCACCAACGACCTCGTGATGGCGACTTGACAGGTATGGCAGCCTCCGGGACCCGCTCGGACCGCGCGAGACCAGCGCCTGCGCCCGTGGTCACCCTGACGAGCCGAAGTCAGTAACGCCGGATGGCGGACGTCATGGGAACAAGGCGCCGGCGGGCAGGGCGGCTGCCGCGATCCGGTCCGTGACCCGCCTGCCCCGGTATGCCTGAGCCTCTCGCACCGGCAGTTCCAGGCGACTCGCTGCCGCATGGGTGAGCAGGCGTCAGAGATCACCTTGAAGGCCTAATCGATCACCGATTCGCCAGCTTCACTGGGCTATTTGACGAAGCATCAACAGTCAGGGAGTACCCCGTTCGGCTCTCCGGAGCCAGTCCTTCCGATATGCCCGAAATGACAGCTTTGGGGGCCGTCGGTACGTTCAGTCACACGTCGGCTGTCAAAGCCGGCTTCTCTGAGACAGGAGTAAAGCAGCATGATCATGTCCCGTTCTTCTGCCATCACCGCGGGCATCGCGGCCGCCGCGGCCCTGACCGCGACCGGTATCACCTACGCCACGGCCGCCCCCGTACCCCAGGCGGCCCCGGCCGTCGTCCAGCAGGCACCCGCTCCCGCCCAGGCGCCCATGGGCGGCGAAGGCGGGCAGGGGAAGGGCAACGAGGGCGGCGAGCGCGGCGGCGAACGCGGCGGCGAGCGCGGCGAGGGCGGCGAGCACGGCGAGCGCGGCCACCACAGGGTGGGCCGGATCTTCATCAACGAGC